TGAAAAATATCAGTAGAAAGAATAAGCTCATGCTCATTGTCTGCCACTAACCAACCGACAGTTGAACGCAAAATTGGTTTAAGTTTCTTAGCATCAGCAATTAGAACATCGTCAGTATCTATCCAAGCATCTTCCCATTGGACTTCTATTACTTTATTCTTAACCTTCACAACTTAAACACCCCTCTTCTTCTAGATTTAATCTTGGTATTTTCACGTTGACATTCTCTGTGTTTCTTGCCGAATCAGAGCGCAAGTAGTATAGAGATTTAAGTTTATGCATACCTGCCCAATGTACATCATTTAGATATTGTAAAAAAGTATCGTGTGTTTCTTGGTCTGCCTCTATTGATGGCGGCTTGAAAAACAGATTAACACTTTGGCTCTGACATATATACTTCTGTCTTTGATGGGCGTGTTCAATGATCCATATTTGATTTATCTCAGGAGCAGTTTTAAATATTTCCTTTTGATCATCATCTAAAATATCTAGGTGCTGTACTGATCCCTCGTGTGCCGCTATATCTTTCCAGACTTCTTCTCTCTTGTTTTCAGAAGGTACTAACTCTACTAACAACTTCTCCAAGTATTTATTTCTAACTTTAAAACTGCCTGTCAGTGTTTTATGTGTGTATACATTGGCTCTGTTAGGCTCTATAGAGGGGCTTGTGCCTCCACATATAATAGAACTAGAGGCATTAGGAGCCACTGCTAGGAGGTGTGCATTTCTTTTACCACTCCCCTCCATGTCAGGAGCCTCACCTCTTTCCGCACCTAAAATTCTTGTAGTAATGTCAGCTCTATTTTTAATAAAAGAAAAAGCTTTGTTGTTAAAAGATGAGGCCCACATACTTTCAAAGGCAATGTCATTCTGCTGCAGATAACTATGGAACCCCATAGCTCCTAGACCTATAGACCTCTCTCTCATAGCTGAGTAAGCAGCCTTGTCATACCCGCTCTTATCCTTTACAGAAGAAATAAAACTATCTAATACATTATCTAACATAGTAACAAGATCAGATATAAAAGAATCTTCTGTAGACCATGTATCAAAATGCTCTAGGTTGACACTGGACAAACAACAAACCGCTGTCCTCTCTTCGTTAGTGGGTAAAGTTATTTCAGAACACAGGTTGCTTTGCTTTATTTCTAATCCTAATTTCTTTTGTTCTTCTGGCAGAGCTTCGTTACATGTATCAATATTGACTATGTAAGGCTCTCCGGTTTCTACTCTGGCTTGTATTATCTGGAACCACAAGTCCCGCGCCGAGACTATCTTAACTGCTGTCTTAGTCTTGGGATCAATCAACCGCCACTCTTCATCTGCTGCTACTGCCTCTAGAAACGCATTAGTAATGTTAACTGCATTGTGGAGGTTCAAACATTTCCTGTTTAAGTCTCCTCCTGTAGTTTTTCTCATGTTAATAAATTCTTCTATTTCTGGATGTGATATATCTATGTAAGCTGCATAGCTACCACGCCTAGTAATGCCTTGATTAAAGGCTAACATCTGAGAGTCTACAACATGCATGAAGGGGATAGACCCAGTGCTGCGACTACCGTTAGAAGTGTCCACACCATTGCTGCGAACATCACCCCAAAATCCACCGATGCCTCCACCTCCACTTGCAAGCCATATGTTTTCATCGTAATGAGCAGATAGACCATCCCTAGAATCAGGTACATAATTAAGAAAACAACTGATAGGTAAGCCGCGAGATGTACCCCCGTTAGAAAGTATAGGAGTACTGAAGCTAAACCAACGATTACTAGCGTACTCGTAAAGTCTCTGTCCAAGATTGAAATCAGTGTGGCCTTTATAAGTAGCACCAAATATAGCGGCCCTTGCAAAAGCTTGTTGAGCATGTGTCTCCCCTTCCCATAAATATCTATCTGTAATTGTCTGCCTACTAAAATTATTTAGTTCTTGCTCTCTATCATAATCAATATGAATACCTAAGTATGGCTGGACTCCGACTTTCTCAGTCATTTTTAAAACTCTCCTTACGTTTATCTTTTTCAGTAGCCTGTTTATTAGGTTTAGTTTTTTCTTTCTTTTTCTTTTTAAGATACTGCTCAGTTCTGTCTGCTTTACGATCCCACATTTTAGTTGTCCGTAGTATCCAGAGCAGCGATAAGTCTTTCTAAATACCACTTAGCTTTTTTTAAATCTTTTACTCCATCTTTATATTTGAAACGCCAGACGTATTTCATTACGTTGCCCCGGACATACCCTTCAAATTCTGTTTCACTGAGCATGGCTTCTATTGCTTCAATACATTCTACCTTACCATTGTTGTAATGCACTGGATGATTTACATCATCTGTCTCAGTTGATTGCGTTGTCTTCTTTACAATACGAACTGTGCTTGTAACGTCATCCCACTCTTGAGGTGTTGCGTCATCAATACTCATGGTATCTCCTATTCACTTTCAATGTTTAAAGTATTATCTTTTCTGTACTTAACATCTACCCAATAATCTGGCAACGAATCTTCACTGTACCATGTAAAGCCATTCGCTGATGCCCATTCTCCATGACTTCTTTTAGTACCATCCTTTCTACGCTTTGCTTGTGGCATAGGAGAAGAGGGGTTGGCAAATAAAAATATTAATTCTGTATTCTCAGGCAGTGCTTTTCTAACCCATATGTATTTACTGTACTCAGCAAAATCCCAGAACCTCCCTTTAGCTTCTAAAAGAATTAACTTACCATTCATAGTCGTAACAAAATCAGGCTCATAAGTATGCTTGATTATGTAATCAACTACTTCAACGTGATGTTGCCAGTTTTTTAAAAGACCTTTGTGTAGATCGTGTTCCCAATTAGAATCATAGCTGGCAGGAACATCTTTCTCTACAGGTCGTTTAACTCTAGGCTTTCTGAATCCTTTTCTAGCCAATGTCTTTTAACCCCACTGAACTAACGTCCATATTAGTTTTCTTTATAAGAGTCTTTACTTTCTTAACTACCCACTTAGGCGTGTAGGCACTTAAATACATTTGCCCTTCAGTAAAGATATGTGTCTGTAGTGACAGGTAAGTAAATATATTACTTTCATCTACATCTTTAGATTGCTCTTCAGATACTAAAGTTTTAAACCACTCAACTAATATAGTCTTAGATTGTTTCCGTATCTGCTTGCAAAGTTTTGAATTCATGGTCTACCTCCTGCACCTTAGGTTCTGCTACAACTTTAGTTAAGAAAGTATAACCTTTAGCATACTGAAATACACGCAATCCTTCACCATCATTAGAGTTTTCAAAGCATTTAAATTTGTGTGAACACCATCCGCAATTTTTATTTATTTTTTCATTACCTTTGATGCCATCAAGGATAGGTTTAAAACAGTAGTCAGATGGAGGGGCTTTAGATTTTAATGCCAGCTTTATATTTTTTATTTTATTTCTAATATTAGGCTTGTCTAAATCTTCTGGTTGATAAAAACATAGCTCACCACTTTCTTTATTGATAACTAATAGGCCACCCTTGTTAGTACCCTCTGACTCTTCATACCCTGCAAGCTGCCCTAAGTAACCAAAGGGATCGTCATCTCTCAATGTCCCATGTTTAAACTTATTGAATGCAAAGCTGGATGCAGTTTTAATATCAACAACTTCTTCATCTATAATACAATCAATGTGACCTACTACGCCGTCAACAACAACCTCCTTTTGCTGTCCTGTTAGATCGTGTCCCGATATAATTACAAATAACTTAACCAGTTCTTCTAGCATGTGACCATAGAGAAATTTGATTTGCGTTGGAACATTTATTGTTGACCGAGCATCTGTACTTTTAGAATCAAACCAAAGTTTGCGGGGATGCTTCCCAACATTAGACATCCTAATAGAAAAGTTAGAGTCCCGTTTAGTTGGGTTGGCCCACGAACGCATCACTTCTTTCATGGCCTCACCGAAGTCATCTATCTGTTCTTCAGATATATTTATAGGTTCGCCGTTTGATAGCGGCTCTATAGTCTTGTATATATCTTGAACTAAGCTGTCTAAGTCATCCACTTTTTATGCTCCACGAATCTACATTTACGACTCTTTGAATTATAATGTAAGTACTGTACGTTCAACTCTTTTTGTAATTCAGTTTTCCCTGACAGGTTACTAGCCTTGTATGACTTAACATCTATTAAAGTTATCTCTCCTTCGGGAGACATAGCTACAATATCTACTGGGCCTGTACAACCACAGTTTTTAAATACATGATAGCCATTATCCCACAACCATGTAATAGCATAGTGTTCTGCTAGATCACCTATTCTACTTGGGTTATCTTTAATGTGTTTCATTAGCAATGTTCTCTGTTAATTTATATTCCCAAAGACCTCTATTTCTGCCACCCCTAAGTCTGCGATCTACAATATGCATACCATATTGTGCTTTTCTAAAATCTCTTAGTGTAGCAGAGGCACTTGCTTCAGGTGATCCTGTTTCAAAAGATATTTCTCTAAGAGTTCTCCATTTAGAATCTTGCATTAAAGCATATACTTTATCTCTCGCAGTTTTTAACCTAGAAAAATCGTACTTAATTACATACGGTGCTGCATTTAAAAACAAATCTTGCTGCCTTATATTAATGTGTTTCACTCCAGTTCGCTCCTATGTTGTATTCACCATCTAAGGGACACTTCATATCAAACTCTAGCCCCGCATTTTTTAATGCTAATATACCTAACTCACCTACCTTCTCAGCATCCTTCGCAAGAACCTCAATCTGCCACTCATCATGTATGTTGGCGACAAAGTGAGCGTCTAAATTATTATCCTTAATATAACTGTTAAGCAGGTGTAAGGCTTCCTTCATAACTATACTACCACCACCCTGTAATAAAGCATTAAGCGCAGAGTGAGCCGATCTTATGTACAGCTTACGACCATCTAATCCTTTGATGAAACCTTTTGCAGATGATCTTGTAACTCTATTTTTAAGATTCCTAAGTGATGGGAGATTATCAAGGAAAGATTGTTTAAGTCGTTTGCCATCTTTCCTACCTCCTCCGACCACTGTTCCAAGTTTTTCATCTCCTGCTCCGTAGATGAAGGCATAGATGAAAGTTTTTGCCTGACTTCTTGATTCAAGTCCTGCAGATTTTTGATTAGCGGTATGTATATCTCCGTGGAGAATTTCATTTGTAAACTCCTTATCATCCATATAATGTGCAAGCATCCTAAGTTCTAGTCCACTCGCATCTATACCTACAAGTTTGTAATCTTTAGGAACCGTCCAGCAAGCCCTGCATTCTTTACCATAAGGTGAATTAGAATTAGGGACTTGAGCAAGGTTGGGTTCTCTGTGAGTCATACGTCCGGTGATTGTACCGTTAGTATTAACAAACCCATGCACCCTATCTTCATCGTCAATATTTTTTAACCACGACTTTATCTGAGCTATGCGTTTCTGTAGTGTCAGATACTCAGCTATAAGCAGAGCCTCTGGTATACCCTTTATCTTTTTAAGAGTAGACTCATCTACCATAGGTTGCCCAGTAGGTGTGAACTTAGTAGGTGTCCAACCAAACTTCTTGAGGTACTCACCTATCTGTTTACGGGAGCCTAGATTAAACTCTACTCTAGTTGTCCTAGCTATCCTATCCTTGTCGTGTAGAGCATCGTACTCATCTGAGTTGAGTCTATACTTAGTACCGTCTGCTGCAACAGCCATTTTAGATAGCTTATCAGCAGAGGTTTTTACAGGATATAAAACTAAAACATTCTCACTAGGTTTAAATGCCTTATGAACTTCTGCAACAGTAGCGTCTAGCTTATCTTCTAACTCAGCAAGAAAGAGAGTAGTGTACTTAACGTCCAGTAAGAACCCCTTCTCTCTCTGCTTGTTAACTATACTAGATACACTCTGCTCTAAATCAATAGACTTCCTAGAGAAGCCAATCCTTTCTTGATTTAAAGCATCATAGACTTTCTTGTTGAGCAGTACATCCCCCTCACAATACTTTACCATTTCAAGAGAGAAGTTTGCATAGTCTGTGAAGTCTATCTTAGCTAGGCCAACCCTGTACCCCCATGACTCTAAGCCATGATTGCCTTCTCTAACAGGGTTAAATAGCCTTGACAGGACAAGGGTATCTATCAGGGGTTTGTCAGACAGATCAACACCCGTTAGATTCTTTATAACTGGAATATCAAATCCAATTATATTATGCCCGACTAACTTGTCAGCATTCTGCAATACTTCAAGACCTTCTTGCAGGCTGTCACCGTAGTAAGAGTTTAGTTCTTCTGTATGAATATCACATGTACTAAGACACCAGATTTTAGTAGCATCTAAGCCATCCGTTTCTATATCAAAGACTAAAGAACTCATAGTTCATCCCCATCATATTGGTAGTCATCTGCGTCTACTTCGCTGAGTCTACCTGTCTCCTGATTGTATAGCAAATGGGTAGCTATTCCTACATCACCAGTATACCTAGACTTTAGAACTCTTACATGGGTAGTCTGGGCTTCAATGGCATCGTCAGACTGTTGGTTACGCTCTAAAGCTATAACACAATCAGATAACTGGGCGATACTTTGAGAGCCTCTGAGATGATTCAAGCCAACAGTAACCCCATTCTCATGGCCTCTGTTGCCCTCTACTCTACGCAGATGAGAAACTAGGATCATTCCAACCCCTGTTTCCTCAACGATGCAGCGTAGCTTAGTCATGATGCTATCAATAGTACGGCGCTCATCACCCTCTGTTGAGGAGGACACAAGCATATGTAAGTGGTCAACAACAATCCACTTGCAGTCACATCCAATAATCATAAACCTAATCTTACTAAAGATTTCGTCTATATCATTAGAGCCAAAGTGTGCATGTATCCACACCCTGCCGTTGTCGTATATCTTATTATAGATTTCATCTAAATATTTCTGGTCGTAACCCTCTCTGATATGATCTACATACAGTCTGTCATTCGCCTCTATAGACATGAGACAGTCAAGAGTTCTAAGGTCATGCTCTTCTAGAGCCACGATACCTATGTTGTCTTCTGTATTATTAATCAACCAGTGTTCTAGTTCTCTAGTGATAGAGGATTTACCAAGGCCAGTGCCGCCTGTAAGAGTCATCAACTCCCCCTGCCTCAAGCCGTACAGTTTCTTGTTCAAACCCTCCCAAGGATAGGGAACCGAGTCTTTCTTTTCTCTATTAAAATATTTATCTTTTAAATCTTTAGCATTGACAACACCACTGGGCGTATAAATCTTGGCGTTCCACCACGCCGTAACATACCCATGCTTGTTGCCTTTCTTTATCATGTCATTGGCATCTTTAAAATCATCTGCAAGATGCACTATCTTTGCTTTGCCGGGAGTCAAGAGCATCGCCACTTTTTTAGCTGCATCTCTTCCGGGCTTATCATTATCAAAGTTAATGACTACGCATTGAAACTTCTCAAGAAATTCTATTGAGTTCTTTACATCCTTAACAGCCGCCGCAGCTCCATTCTTTATAGAGACTACAGGCCACTTAGAACCTAGCATTTCATAGGAAGCCATTGCGTCACACTCACCTTCAACAATGGTTATATACTTACCTCCTGATTGGAATAGCTGCTCACCAAACAAGCCGCTACCTGCACCACTGCCTTTCCAAGTGAACATCTTATTTTGTTCCCTGACTTTATAACCTACAATTTCATTGGCTATATAGTAAGGATACAGATGCTTAATGATCTGCCCCTTGGAATCCTTTACAGCTTTGACACCATACTTCTTAGCTGAATCTAAGGATATACCCCTATCAGATAGAGCTAAGAATTCTCCTTCTGCATTGTTCATAGCATTATTTCTATAAGGTTGTATGTCTACAGGTTTAGATACACTCAGCGGTGCATCACATTCCTTATCATAATCTTTCATAGTTGTAGAGCAACTAAAACAATAGGCAGAACGATCCTCGTGCATAGATACTGGGTCGCTACCCCCGCAGTGTGGACAGGGTAATTTAAATTTAACAAACTGTTTGTGTTTAAAATCAGGCATACTAATCCTCCTTATACGCCTCGTTTATATCTGGAGTTGACGGATCATCAGCTATGTATTGCCCTCCTTTTGTCCTCGCTCTAAGCGGTACAATTAAAGTAGCTTCTGTACATTCAACACTTTGAAGAGATGCGTGTAAAGAAGAGATGGCTCCCTTTCTAATAAGCATTTCTGCAGTTAAATCTTTCAGTTCTTGTATAGCTTTCTGAGCTACTGTGTAATGTAGTTTACCTTCAGCACTGAAAAGGGAGACATTATAGTCCCCCTCCTCAGTCCGAAAGATAATTTTTTCTTTCGGAGTTTCACTCATAACTCATCATCCTCTGCTAGTGATTCTTCTACATCAAACTCATCACCTGCTTGATTGAAAGAGACAAGATCAAGTATCTGTACAGCCTGTAGATCAAGACCACGAAAGGTTTCGCCTTGTCTTACAACTTCCCACTCTTTGTACTGAACTTTACCTATAGTCCCATTACCTACAGACACATCTACTTCATTCTTAGACTTATCAAAAAGCTTAGGTGCTGCCCTTGTCATTCCATTAGGGCCACCAACTTTACGCTTGATAACAATTGCTGGGCCTTCGTCCATTTCTTTGATACGGAAACCCCTAGTTTTAAAATCAGCAGCAGTCTCCTCATCTAGAATAACATTGACAGAATACACTGGCTCGTAAGTAGTGTTAGGATTAGTGATTGATGCCCAGTAAAGTGGGCCTTGTAATACAGACATAGTATACCTCCAAAGGTATGTTATTAATAATAAGTTTATAAACGATTAAGCTTTTGCTGCACAATGCTTTGTCCAACCATCTAATATATATCTTAAACCTTGTGACTTAGTTAAGTTGATTCCAAGGTCATTAGACACTGATGATATAGCATCGTTAAGTTGATTTGCATTTTCTCTAGTGATTGTAACATTAACTACTTTGTTACGCTGACTTAGTTTAGTCTTCTTAGCGTTATCAAACCTCTCTATTTTTTCTGCATCTGTGAGATTCAATGGGGGTCTTCCAAGTGTGTTGCCTCTGATTCCTTCTGTCATGATCTTTCCTCTTATTTAAATTTACTTACAGTTAAGTGACATCCTTGTCTGGTTTTCCTTTAACTAATCTAAGTATAACCTAGACTTGTTAAATTTGCTAATGTTAATTTACATCTTTATAAAATACATGCTTCTCAATCTTAGTTGTTATCTCTCCTGTATAGGCCCACTCAGGGTATACAGTAGTAGAATGATAGTGTGTTGCTCCTTTAGTTTTATCTGATACATGCTTACTTAATTCTACTATGTACAGTGCATTGTACCACGCTTGTTTATCTCTAGGGTTATCTGATTTACCATCACACCAAAAACTAAACTGGCATTTATCCCTAACAGGATAGTTGTTCCAATAGTATCCTTGTTTAACAACATCACATGCAGTGTCAGGATAACGTGAGTCTTTGATTCTGTTTTGTATCACATGAGCCACTGCTATTTGACCAGCACTAGGCTCCCCTCTTGCTTCAAAGTAAACTGCAACTGCCACACACATTAATGAAGTAAACATAACCCACTCCTTAATCTTTTATTTCTTTTTTCTTTTCTTCATAATGATAAACGATCAACATGATAGCCTGTATGTATTCTACATCATCTTTATTATCCCATGCAACACCTGCTACATCGTTAAGTATATCTTTTAATTCTTTATAAGTATTTAAACTAATCATTATTTTTTTCCTTTGCCTATAGCTACTTGTCTTTTGGTAGTTTTCTCTTTAGTTTTAAAAGTACAGGGAGTGCAGTGTTGTATCTGACCTCCAGAATTTATATACGCTTGAACATGTCCTCTTATATTTGATTTTAATTCTGCTTTTTTTTCTTTAGTCATTACATCTTTGATTTTTCTATTCCTAAAATTAAAATTCTCGTTCATGATTTTTTCCTATTTAGTTCTTCGGATATTAATCTATCTCTTTCTGAATCAGCTATAAAATCAGCCCATTCCTGCTTGTATTCTGCTGAGTTTCTGTAGTCTTCTTCAGACTCTATCATGTGTTCTTCTAAGTCTACTGTTACTCTATCTCTTGCAACCATTGTTATTCTCCT